CTGGAACCTGCCGTGCTGCAATTGCCGCTGGAACCTGCCGTACTGTAATTGCCGCTGGAAAAAGGCTCTTTGCCCTTCACCCGATTAAAAACGGCATTCACCGTAGCTTTTACCAGCCCTGCAAAATTCACCTCACCTTTCACCGTCAGCTCAGTGCAGGCCAATTTGCTGTTCTCTCCGCCTTTATCCACGTTCCCGCCGCACTCGACCTCAAAAAAGCGCAGGCTATCCATCAGCGGGTAGTAGTGCAGCACATCAAACGGGTTCTCGCAGGCGTGCATACCAGCGTGGCAGCAGTCAGCTTTGTCCTCATGGTAGGTCTTGCCCACCTCATATTGCTTGCCACGGCACATCATGTTTTTGTCCATGGCCTTATATGCGATGATCTTTTCACTCATGTTCATAACCTTCCTTATTGGTGTGTTTTTTCTGTGCAGGCATGGTCAGCGCCTCACTTCTTAGAGCTGCCAAAGCTGCCAATGAGCCAGAGCGCGATCCACGCCGCCGTTCCGGTGGCCCAAGTGAACGTCCAGTGCATCAATGCGCAGATGGCCCACACGGCGGCGCAGGTAACGCCCCACGAGATGCCCAGAAGGGCGGCAAACGCGATGATGATCGCCAGTGCTTCACCCATTGTTCCGCACCTCCTTTGCGGCGCTCTCAGCTGCCTGTGCCGCTGAGTTCGCGCACCACTTGCCCGCCGGGGCGGTCTTTCGGGGGTCATCCTGGGCTGCTGCGGCTTCGTCCTCTTCCAGCAGCTTGTTCAAATCGGCCAAGAGCCGCCACTTCATCCTCGATGGTTGCGGCATCCGGCGACTTGCTGGCGATAAACTCGCGGGCCACATTGGGGTTTGCGGGCCATGTGCCCAGCACCGGCTCAATAAACGTAGCTTTCACATGCAGTTTTTTCATAATAGTAACCTCCAAAATATATTGCTTACGCCACGCCGTCCTGGTTGTGCTGCCGGGCGGCAAGCTCCATCTGCTCCACGCTCTGCCTGCGCTCCACGCTGGGCAGCATTCCCACGGCCTTGAGTTGCTCATAGATAAAGCGCTGTCCGGCTTCCGTCCATACGGTGGTGTTCTTGGTGTCCCACTCGCCGGTGCTCTTGTGCTGGAACGGCGTGGATTTGCGGTTTTTGGTGTAACCCTTGCCGCAATACTTGGCGTATAGCACCCACTGGCCGTCGCTGGTCTTGTACTGGATCTTCAGGCCGTGGAGGATGCTGTTGAGCTTTTCGCTGCTCATACCGTAATCTTTGGCGATGCTGGTTGCCGTGCGGCAGTTGTCTCCGATGCACACCGCCCGGGCATACTCTGCATCCGGCTTCAGGTCGTTGTTCTCGGCCAGCAGGCTGCGGTTCACGCTTTGCAGCTCTTTCACTTTGCGGTCTGCAATGAGCACCGCCCGGCGCATGACCGCTTCCGGGCTGTTCCACTGAGCTTCCACGGCCAAGAAATACTGCCGGGCCTGCTTGCCACGCTCGTTGCGCTGGATCATGCACAGCTCTTTGGCCATCGGGATGGTGAGCTGGTGGTCGTCAACTGTGCGGCTGACCATCCGCCCGCCCTCATCCTGAACCCGCTCAATTCTGAGCAGGTTGAAGTCCTCGCCCTCGGTAAAGCCGTACTCGCACATCCGGGGAAACCAGTCCTTGTAGGCCGTCTTAATCTCCAAGAAGTCGTGCAGCTCCCGGCCGCTCACCGTGGGACGTTCCGGGTTATCGTAGCTAACGGGAATCAGTGATTTCAGATCGTCCATGTTCTTCCCTCCCATCAAGCCGCCCCGTCCTGGTTACGCTGGACGCTGCGGTCATTCTTGCGAACGGCGGCCATGCCAATTCCCATCCAGAGCAAGGTCTGCTTGTCGCGCGGATCCAGCGAGTCAAACAGCTCGTTTACCAGCGCGTCCGCAGCGTGAGCCCCGTCGATGGGGATGCTGTACCGCTCTGCGGCCAGATCTGTGCGGTTCTTCTTTGCCTTTGCCATAAAATCAACTCCTTCTGTGGGTGGCTCCCACGACCTTACCCGGCTGGCTGCCGGATGGTTTCGGCCCCTGCCACAGGGCCATCGTCAGGCGGGGTTACAGGTCAAGATAGACCGCAAGGGCGGTCAATGCGCCTTCCATGCCGAAGCCGTGGCGGCGTTCCTCTGGCTCGTCGGAATCCTCCATCTTGCGTGCCTGCTTCAAAACGGCGTTCATGGCTTCTTCCAGCTCTTTAGAGGTGATGGTCTCTTTCATTGTTCAGTCCTCCTTAGTCTTTGATCTCGCACACGTCGGCTACTTCGTAGACATCCAGACCGTGCCCGGTCTCGTCGATCAACCGCTGCACCGCCACGTTCCGGGCGTCCACTGGGTCATCAGCAAGGACCTCGTAGCAGTCCCAGAACCTATCAGCCGTGTTGTAGACGTACACCTTATAGCGTTTCATGATTCAAACCTCCTTCTCTCAAGCCTGAAATGCCGGGCACACAGTGCCGCGGAAGTGGGTGAGGCGGATCGCGTGCTTCAGCTCCTTCTCGCTCATGCAAGCGGTCTGGAGCTGGCTGACGAACTTGATCGCCCACCACAGGCCCTGCACCGTCTGGCGGTCAAGCACCGCACGGCGCTCGGCGTCGGTCTGGGCGGCGTTGTACCGCTTGAGGGTGTTATTGCAATCTGCGGCGAAGTTTGCCGGGATGTTGATAGAAAGTGCATTCATGTTTTTGTCCTCCTGTTTGCTTTCGCTTGCTAACTTTGTGAGATTAGTATAGCACACAAAGTTAGATTTTGCAAGCATTTTTTCGGATTTTTTTCAAAAATAAGTTGACATAGTTAGAATTTTGTACTATAATATGAAGCGTAAGGAGGGCAAGTAAATGAACGAACGAATCGCGCTTGTCCGCAAGAGCTTAGGCCTTACGCAAGAGAAGTTTGCAGAGCAAATAGGTCTGTCCCGTAACTTTATGTGGATGATCGAAAGCGGCACGCGAGTCCCCAGCGACCGAACGATCTCCGACATCTGCCGCGAGTTTAACGTCAATGAGACGTGGCTGCGCACGGGTGAAGGGGAGATGTTCAACCAGATCACCCAATCGGAAAAGCTTGCAGCGTTCCTCGCCGACATTACGGCGGATGAGGGAGACGACTTCAAGCGTCGATTTGTGGAGATGCTGGCAGAGCTGGAGCCCGAGGACTGGAAGCTTTTGGAGCGGATGGCTGAAAAGCTGCAAAAAAAAGAGGGAAACCCGTAAGGGTTCCCCTTCTTTTGCTACCTTGATTTATTTTATCAGCCTGCTGGCATACACCCAGATCAGGCGCAGCTTGCGCGGATCTGCTTTTTCCAGCAGTTTGATAATTGCGTCAATGTAGCCTTGTCGGTCTGTGGTGTTCATTCTGATTCCTCCTGTGTAATGTAAAATCAAAAGATGAGGTATAAACATGGCAAATATCTGTCCCGTCTGCGGTGGCAAGCTGGGCTTGCTGAACAGGGAGAAGAGCGCTGACGGCCTGATTTGTGCCGGGTGCAGTAACTTTTTCTTTTCAAAATTGGGAATCCGGGCAGCAAAGCAACCGACAGCTGCACTTGCGGAATACTGGATTACGCTGGAAAACCGCCGAAAGACGTTCAAAGAAACCGATTCCATCTATGATGGTGACGCGCTCTTTGTGTCCATTGACAAAACCAACCGGCTGTTTTGTTTTGGGCACCGCGGCGGTGATAAAGGCCCTCGCATGATCTACAGCTTTGATGAAGTCGCCGGTTATGAATCTGACGCGCCTGACGATTTGACGGTGACGGAGACTAAAGGTGGCATTGGCCGTGCCGTGATCGGTGCAGCTGTTGCCGGTCCTGTGGGTGCGATCGTGGGAGCTGCTACCGCCAAAACAGAGACCCGCAAAGGCAGCCGCAGCAAAGAAAACGTTTCCATCCGTTTTACGCTCCCTCTTGGAGAAACCAGTCTGCCGACAACGGTTTATCCCGGCGGCATGACCGCTTTTCTCAAGAGTTGCAAAGGCTCTCCAGAACAGCCGCTTGGCACCGCTCCGGCTGCCCCCAGCGCCGCTGATGAGCTTTTAAAGTTTAAGCAGCTGCTGGATATGGGGGCCATCACGGAAGCGGAGTACAACGCAAAGAAATCTCAGTTGCTTGGCCTGTGAACTTGTTCACAACTGCATTATACAGCTATCTGTTGTAATGCGTCAGGCGCAAAAAAGTGCGCAAAAATACTGCATTTTCGCTATAACGTTTGTTTTGCGCTGACTTTTGCGCGAAATACGCGCGTTTTACGCTGAATACGCGCAAAATATGCGCGTTGTTATTCGTGGTTGCAAGGCTGTTGCAAATTTTGCAGCAGATCAGCAGCTAGCGACCCGCCGGGCGTACCGGCTGCGTTACGCAGGGCTTGCACCTCCGGCAGGGCCTTATCTTGAATGTAAGCGCAAGCAAGGCGCTGCTGCTCCGGGGTCATATCCAAATAGCAGGCCAGCAGGGCACGGGCATGGGTGCGAAAGTGTGACAGATTTTTCATAACTCATTCCTCCCAGGGCTCAGGTGTGCGCGTGGTGCCCGTCAAAACGGTTGCGGGCATCCCGTCGATGATGGTCATTTCGGTTTCTTTACCGTTTCTTTGCTCAAAATTCATTTTGCTTTCTCCTTTCTTTTGTGCACATCTACGATTTATAAACCAAATTCTACCATGCGCCGTTGGAAAATAAAATACGGATAAAATTTGTCGAATGGCGCAGATTTTTTCTGCGCCTTTTTTTGTTAAAAATACGCCGATATTATGGGGGTGAAAGTATGAGTTATTTTACGGCGAGCCAAATCGGGAAAGCGCTTGCAAAAGCACGGGTGTCTGCGGGATTGAGTCAAGTGGAGATCGCAAGGCGCATTGAAAAAGGAGAACGCACCGTGCAGAGCTGGGAAAAAGGATGCACCAGCCCGGACAGTGACGAGATCATGGACTGGTGCACGGCGTGCGGGGTGTCTCCCATATCTGTTTTCATGGAGATGACCCACCCGGATCTGTACAAAGTGCCGGATGACGGCAAGGCCGACGATGAGCTAAACGCGGAGTTGCTCCGTCTCGTGGTAAATCTGCCGCCGCTGACGAAAAGGCTACTCCTCTTCATACTGAAAGGCAGTCACGGCAGCAGCCCGCCTGCTGTCATATCGGAGATAGCTGCAAACTTGCACTGCCCGCTCAACAACAGGGCAAGCGTGTGCGGGACCATCATAGACCAGTATACCTATGCGCAGATCGCGGGCCTTGACCCATGCCCGGACGCTCCGCAGCCTCCCATTGACGACCTGAAGATCAACTACAAGGCCGGAAGAGCCGCTGCTGAAAATGGCGCATTCGGATATATCGGGCAGAAAAATGAGTAAGCCATGAAATGCGTGAGACCATGCTGCAGGAAAGAGATCCCGGATGGTGCTTCTTTTTGTCCGTGGTGCGGGAAGAAGCAGCCGGAAGCCGCCCCGCAGCAAAGAAAAAAGCGCCGCCGCCCAAAGGGCAGCGGCACAGTGTACCCTTGTGTATGGAGGTGTGGATTTTATGAAAAAACGGGTCAACACGGCATTTTGGGTGGAAAAGGAAAAGCGCTGGTGCATCGCGGTTCAGAAGAACGGCACCCGCAAGCGGTTTTACAGCAGCACGCCGGGCCGCACCGGCCAGCGTGAAGCAAACGCAAAAGCGGATGCATGGCTTGATGATAGCATCCGTGACGGGAAAAAGAAGGTCAGCGTCCTTTATTCAGAGTGGGTGGAAGAGCTGAAGCTGACTTGCGGGACGTCCTATGTGACACAATGCCAGCGTTACGGAGACTGCTACATCCTGCCGACCTGTGGAAATATCCGCATTGACGAGTTAACCGAGGGCGATCTTCAAAAGGCCATTGACGTTTCATTCCGGAAGCGCTCACAGAAAAAGAACCAGCGCAAGCCAATCTCAAACCAGCCGTTGAGCCGAAAGACGCTTATGACGATCCGGGCTGCGGAAACCGCCTTTGTTAAGTGGTGCCGAAGAAACAAGTACACGACGCTCCACCCCGACCTGTCTATCCCGAAGAATGCCAGGATGGGAAAGCGCACGATCTTGCAGCCCACCGCCTTGAAGACCCTGTTCAGCGTAGACACCCGCACCTACTATGGGAAGCCGGTATTTGATGAATATATCTACGCCTACCGCTTTGCAGTTGCGACTGGCCTACGTCCCGGGGAGCTGATTGGTCTCTGGTATGGTGACATCAAGGGGAATACGGTCAACCTTCGGCGCAGCATCAACGTGCACCGGGAGCAGACCACCGGAAAGAATGAAAACGCCATCCGCTCTTTTGACATGGGCAAGGAAGCACGGGATGCCTATGAGGCGCAGGTACAACTCCTAAAGGCTCAAGGAATACTGCTAAACTACAATACGCCGCTGTTTCAGATTCCGTCAGAGCATACGCTCTATCGCCGCTGGGAATCGTATCAGGAAGCAAACGGGCTTGAGCCGAAAGTCTCACTTTACGAGCTGCGGCACACTTTTGTCAGCGTTGAATCAAGCGTCCTGACTGACAGCCAGCTGAAGATGCTTGTAGGTCATAGCAAGAACATGGACACTTCCGGCGTGTACCATCATGAATTGCAGGGCCAGCGAGAAGATTTGGCGGCTGCAACAACCGCTGCATTCAGGAAGGCTCAAGGTTGATTCTGGTAACACATTTGGTAACACTCTTTTTTCTAAATGTCAAAAAACAAATCGGGAATAGCCCAACAAAGCCGTGTTAATCCTTCGTTCTTTCATGCATTCCAGATGCATTTTTGACGACAATCCATCGTTTTTAATTGTTCGACTCCCATCGCCTCCACCATGAAGAAAGAACGTCATTTCGTTTAGAAATAACGTTCTTTTCTTTATCATGGTAACATTTTTGGTAACACATCGCTGAAAAACAGCTTTATAAACGCAAAAACATCCCCGAGGAACCGTCAGGATCCCCGGGGATGGCGCTATGTATGGCCGTTTTGGGCAGCGCGGCCACGGTGGTGATACCGGCGGTGATCACTCAGACAAAGAGACAATCTTCCGCATTACTAGCTCATACTCTTTCGGGTACACCATCTTTATTGCTTTCATGTGCTCGTCAAGCACCTGCATCAGACCGCCAAATGGCACAGAGCTGGCAGCCGCCACAAAGTCGCTTTGCGGTTCCGCTGCCGTGGAGTACGCCGCTCGGTAATCCGTGGGTGGAAATGCCCGGGTCTGCGTTTCAGGTGTGTGCGCTTCTTCCAGCTCGTCCCGCACAGTGCAGAGGGCGGCAAGCTTTTCCACGCTCTGCCAGTCCGTCGAACCGCATTTCAGCTTGTGAATGTGGGTGTTGATCTCGTCAATGTCCATGCCTGCCGCCCCCTTTCTTATGCGTTGCGCAAGATGTCAGCGGCCCGCTTGTAGGCGTCACGCTCTGCACCGGTGGCCTCCTGCATCATGTCCTCGATGTCAGAGATCATACGCTCACGGCCATCCGTGCGGGAGTAGTGCCCGCGCACATAGTGACGGCCTCGGTTGGCATAGCTGTTGCCCCGGTTGTAACCGTTTCCGGCATCATGGCCGAAAGTCCCGCGCATGTCAGCTTCCCACTCGCCCGCACGGCTGTACTCGCCGCCCTCGCAGTAGTCCTCGATGCGGTGGATGTCCAGAATGATGTCCACGATCTCGCCGATCATCTCAACATCACCCGGGGATCGGTTCTTTTTGTCGGTCAGCTCCATGAGCTCTTCGCACATCTCATCCTTCAGATGATTCAGTTTATCCAGCATGACTTTATCTCCTTTCTTATGCAACCCGCTCAACAATCAAATTGCTGTTTGCAATGCTGACTGCCTGCGTACTGGTGTTCTTAACCGCCACGGTCACGCAGCAGCCGCGCGGCACCTCGATGAACGCGGCCACGAAAACGTTGAAGAAATTTTCGACTGCCGCCGGGGTGACAATGGCTGTCGCACTGGTCAGCGACTCACCGCCGACAGCCAGCGCAACGGAAATGGGTCCAACAGTGCCGCCGGTGGGAATGGCGATATTGCCGCCAAAGCTTACCTTGAAGCGCGCTTTGCATTGATTGGTCAGACCCCGCAGGGTCACAAGGCCGCTGCCCTCACGGTGCATGATGCAGGCAGGGGCTTTCACCGCGGTCTCAGTCAGGGGAAGGTTTTCACCCGCCGCCACGATGACGGTGTTGGAGTTGCTAAATTCAGCCATTATCCGAAACCTCCTTTTCTGCACAAACAGGCGAATTTACCGCATAAACGGTTTTTAAGATATCCATCCAAGAATTGGATGGATCTGCTTTTTCCGTATCAAGCAGGGTTTTCAAAATGAAAACATAAGTGTTCAATTCCATCATGCTCATTTTGTTCTTATCCATGCTGTACAGATAATCTACAAACTGCTGTTTCAGCTCTGCTACGGTCATTCAAATACTCCTTTCATAGAAAAACGCCGGGACTTTTGCCCCGGCGCTCTGGTTTGCAAAATCAGCTCAGGGGCTGAACATTTTCCATTTTGGAAAAAGTTGCCGTGATTCGGTTATGCGCAGTTGCCGCAGCCGGTCCCACAGCCATAGTAAATGGCGTTGGGGTTGGGCACCTGATAGGCAGGCACGGGAGCTTTCTGCTGCAGAGTCCCGATGATCTGGTTGGTCTGCGCGTTCATCGCGGTGGTCAGGAACGCGCTCTGGCGATCCTGAGAAGCAGCCCGGCGCAGCTCGTTGTTCTCGCTCTGCAGGGTGGCGATCTTATCGTTGGTCAGGAAGTCGAGCACCGCGCGGGTGTTGCTGTTCTGATTCTCGATGATGTCCCGGGTGTTGTTGTTCATGGCGTTCTGCGTTGCGCAGAAGCCCTGCTGCATCTGGTTCCGTGTGTCGCACTCCTGAGTGGCCAGATTGTAGTTAACGCCTTGGATCGCGGTCTGGGTCTTGCAGCAGCAGTCTGCCAGCTGTGTAGCCAGAGCATTCTGACCCTGCATCAGCGCAACGTTGGTGCCGTTGAAGCCCTGCTGCATGGCGTTGGTGACACCGTTCAGGCCCTGCTGCACGCCGTTGAAGCCCTGAAGCATCCCGGTGTTCATGGCATAGAAGCCGTCACACAGGCCGCTTTCCAGCCCGTTCAGCTTGTTCATGACGCTCTGGTTGTCGAAGCCGCGCTGCAGGTCCGCCTGTGTTACGGCGCTGGTCATATAAGGCGAAGCGCCGCCCATGCCGCCGCCCCAGCCAAAGCCGCCCATGCCGCCCCAGCCGAACATGCCGAAAATCAGGAAGAGGACGATCCAGCCCATCCAGTCGCCGCCCCAGCCGTTGAAACCGTTGCTGTAGCCGTTGGCGGGCTGTACCGGCATGGTCAGAACCGTGCTATCAGAAGAAAGAGACATAGTTTTACTCCTTTACGTTAGATTTTTAAATTTATTCTAAATGCGGCCGCATTTCAGAATCCAAACATGTTTTTCATGCCGTTGAGCATTGGCGCAATCTGCTGTGCCCGCTGCTGAATGGCGTTGAGCTGCTGCTGTGAGAGCTGGCCGGAGGTGAGCATCTGGTTTATCATCTCCTGCGGGTTCTTGCCCTGCATCTGGCCCATAAACTGCTGGAACTGCCCGCCAATGGGGTTCTGGGTCTGTCGGCCCATCGAGTTATACAAGCTGCTGCTCATCGTTTAGCCCTCCTTTTCCGGATCTGGTGCTTCCTGCTTCTCCAACGCCGCCAGCTTTGCCGCCAGCGCGTCAAACTCCTTGCGGGTGACATACTCCCCGCCTGCGGCTTGCGTGGCTGCAATCGACGCTTTGGGGCCTCCGGTGCGTTCCTTGTAGTCGTAGATGCGGAGCGGGAACGGCCTGCCGTCCTGCCCAACTTCTTTGATGTAAAAGGTATCGGAATCAGCATCCAGTAAAAGCACCCGGCTCCCGTTGGCGACCAGATAGCCCCGGGCCGCTGCTTCGCCTTGCACCCAGATAAAGCCGCTGTCAGTCGGTGCGGCCTGCCCCTGCATTGTCGATATCATGACGGGCTGGGGCTGGTACTGTGCTGCCCTGAGCTGTTCAAGCTGCCCTTGCGGCTGTTGCGGGTAAAACACTTGCGGGTATCCGTTATAAATCGGCATCGTTTTCCTCCTTGTACCAGTAGTAGATCGGGCATTCCGCGCCACTGTCCCAGCTGTCCCACCACTTGCCGTCGATGACGGTCAGAACGTGGCCGGAGCAGCCCAGCACATACACACCGCGAGGGTACTCCCGAGCAAAATCCGCCACGGTGTAACAGATGGCGCAATCCGCTTCAACCATGCGGCGCTTGAACCCGCGTTTTTGGAGGTATGCGCCCCATGTGCGGTTGGCGCTGGGCATATCGCCGATGATAAAGCCAGTAAGCGCAAGCCCAAGGTAAGCTTTTTCCCAGTCTTGGCCCGTTGCGGCTGCCACGGCCCGCACTGTGCAGTCTCCAACGCTGTTTCCGTGCGGGTTCGGGTTAAACTTGTGCCACATGGTGCGCCCCTCCCTTTGCGCCCATAGTACCTTTTCTGCCGAATCCGTGCGTTAAACGAACGCCAAACAAAGGACAAAAAAGAAAAGCGCCCACACAGCACAGGACTGTGTAGGCGCTCAATTATTTGCACTCAATGAGTATAATATTTTCAAAAAGCGCTTGACGTTTACACTCATTGGGTGTATAATAAGGACAGTGAAAGACACAAGCTCACAACAACATGGAGGTACATTATGAGAAACGCTATTGAAATCGCCGCTGATATCCGCAAGTCAGATGTCTGGGATTACGAGCTGTGCGCCGAGCTGTGCAAGGCAGCTGACATGGAAGAAGAGTGGGAAGCTGCATCCGCTGGCGATTACGACTGGAACGACTCGAATCGCGGCCCCTCGTTTGAAGAAGTCGTTGAAGCCGCTGCTGAAAAACTGGGCGTTGAGATCTACTAAATAAAAAATCCCCCTCCCGATGCTTGCCACACCGAACGGGGGATTTTGTGAAAGACACCTCACACGGAGGTGTGCAATTATCCTATCACACGAAAGAAAGGAAGTCAATCATGTATACCAAAGCAGAGCTTTTTTCAATGGCCGCAGAGCAGCCGAAGGAAATCTTTGTCAACAACATCACTCTGAGCGTACCAGACGATGCTGACAGCTGCCTTGATCTGGATGCTGAGAAGGAAAAGCTGTCCTCCATCTGGGATCTGGCGCACTTGTCTATGCGTGAGCTGGTAGCCCGCACTGGCCTGTCTCAGACCGCTTTTGCAAAGCGGACGGGTATCCCGCTGCGCACGGTGCAGAACTGGTGTGTCAGCACCCGCGACTGTCCGGCATACGTTCGCTTCCTGCTGACCGAGCACTATGGGCTGATCTGAGGGGGATTCCGGTATGGCAGCAAAAGATTTGACGGGTCATACTTTTGGGAGCTGGATCGTGATAGGTGCATCCAAAAAGAGCGGCTATGTGAAGTGCCGCTGCAAGTGCGGCACAGAAAGAGATGTCCTTCGAGAATCCCTGACCCGAGGGGCAAGCAAGTCCTGTGGGTGCGTTCATACCAGGAGCGAGGCCCAGCTCAAGATGGACGAGCGGAGAAAAAAAGAGGGAGACCTTACTGGAAAGCGGTTTGGGCGTTGGACTGTCTTGCATCGTGCGGAAAAAGATGGGTATTTTACATGCCAGTGTGAGTGTGGCACTATAAAAGATGTGTATCGGCATAGCCTTATGTCCGGAATGAGCACAGGCTGTCAGCATTGCGCTTTCTCGCATAGCGATGCAATGAAGAGCGCAGCAGCCCAAAAATCCGCCAAAGCAAAAAAATCCGCTATCGAAAAGTACGAAGGGAAGACTGTGAGCGGCTGGAAGATCATCGAAATCCTACCCCCTCGAAAGCCAGACGTATCCATGTGGTGCAAAGCAGTCTGCCCGCAGTGCGGAAAAATCGTTGAAGTCAGACTTTCAAACATAACACGTACTAACCCTATACTTCGGTGCTCCGACTGTGCCCGTGACATGAAAGACAAGGTCGATGTCATCCACAGCGTCACCCAGGTGGATGGCTCTTCCCTCTCCTCTGTGAAATCGCGGATGGGCGGAAAGGTCAACCGGAACTCCAAGACCGGCGTAAACGGCGTTGTAAAAAGGCCGAACGGGCGGTACTTTGCCTATATCAACTTCAAAAGGAAACAAATTTATCTCGGCCTGTACGAAAGCCTTGACGATGCGATTGCCGCCCGGAAAAAGGCGGAAGCGGCGATTTATGGCGAGTATCTTGACCAGCATGAAGGTTGGGAAGAAGAGCTTGCAAGCCGTCTCGAAGAACTCAAAAAAGAGAAAAAATAGAAAAACCCCCGATGCTCCAAATGAACTGCACCCCATTTGTTAGACAGTATGGTATACTGTTTAGGAAATGGGGTGTTTTTGTATGCCAAAGGGACAACGAAAGTACAACGGAACGCAGAAGGTAGAAATCATTAAACGAATCCACAGAGAAAACCTGAGCTTTAAGGGAGCGTCCAGAGAATATGGCATTTCGGACCGTACACTCAGGGACTGGGAGCGCATTTATTGGGAGGAAGGAGAAGAAGCACTTCTGTTAGAGCGTCGAGGACGAGCCTGTGCCGCCGGTGGGACGCAGAAAGGTCGGAAGCCAAAGCTGGATAAGCAAGTAGAAGAAGATCTTATTGCAGAAAATCAGCGACTTCGGATGGAAATCGACTACTTAAAAAAATTGAATGCCTTGGTGCTGGAAGAGGAACGCCAAAACAGAAAGCACAAGTAGTTCAGGAGCTAAGGCAGAAATATCCATTGAAAGCATTGCTGCAACTTGCCGGACTTCCTCGCAGCACATTCTACTACTACCTGCATCGGTCTCAAAATCCTGCGAAGTACCAGATGGTAAAAGAACAGATCATTACAATCTTCAATGAGAACAAGAAGCGATACGGATATCGCAGAATTACACAAGAACTACACAACAACGATATTTGTGTGAATCACAAGACGGTTCAGAAACTCATGAAGCAGCTGGGCTTAGTCTGTCAGGTTCGCGCAAAAAGAAAGTACAACTCCTACAAGGGTGAAGTCGGAGAAGTTGCGCCAAACTTGCTGGAACGGCATTTCAAGACAAACCAGCCAAATCGAAAATGGGTCACAGATGTTACTGAATTCAAAGTGAACGACCAAAAACTCTATCTGTCTCCAATTCTCGATCTGTTCAATGGCGAAGTTGTCAGCTACAACCTGAGCCGCCATCCAAATTTCAAACAGATCACGGATATGCTGGAGGGCGCTTTTCAGAAGCTGCCAAATAAGGTTGACAATCTAATTCTGCACTCTGATCAGGGCTGGCAGTACCAGATGAAGTCCTACCAGAATCTACTGAAGGCAAAGGGCATTACACAGAGCATGTCTCGGAAAGCCACTTGTCTGGACAATGCGGTTGCCGAGAACTTCTTTGGACTGCTCAAGACAGAACTGTTCTATTTGGAAAAATTTGATTCCATTGACCAGCTTGAAAAGGCCATTATCGATTACATCGACTATTACAACAATCGCCGAATCAAATTAAAACTAAACGGCCTGAGCCCTGTGCAATACAGGATTCAGACCGTTGGAGCTGCTTAATTCAATTTTTGTCTAACTTTTGGGGTTCATTTCAAAACGGAACACCGGGGGTTTGCTTTACTCAAAAACTTTTGCAATGCTTTTCAGCCGATAGCCTATTGCCGTCCGGCTGTAATGCGTCTGTGCTGCAATGTCCGGCAGCGGAAGCCGCTCAACGTACCGCAGTAAGGCTATCTTACGGTCTACCCTCCCAAGCGGTGCGCTTTTGATGGCGGCGATCATCCTCTGTCGGTCAAGTTCTTGCAGCGCAGCGGGCAGCACTACGCGAGCCGCCGCCACAGGCAGCGCCGAGCCAGAAGGGCTGCGGGAGCTGTCCTGCGTTGCGCACCATAGCGGTGAATTTATGCTGAAAACGGGAAATTCGCACTGAAAGTGTGCAAATTACGCTTACTTTACGATGGATTTGCTTGTTTTTGGCGTAAATCTGGTATGTAGTGCTGCTCATGGTCTTACTCCTTACTCAGGGCCGCCTTTGCCCGGTCAAAGAAAAATTGGATGATCACCCCGATGGTCTCATCGGTGATGGCCCACGAGATAAATCTTCCCCACTTGCTGGCGCTGAGGGCCGTGCGGAGCATCTGCGCCACCCACGCCTTGCGCTCTGCGCCGCGCTTTGTGCCCTGAATCTCGTGCTCTGCCTGCTCGATCAGGTCAAGCACAGTGCCCTTGACAGCAGCACCATAGCCCAGCCGGATGCAGCCCAGTGCGTAGAAGATGAACCCGCCCAGCATGAGCACAAGGGCCACAGGGGCGGGAAGTGCGGTCAAAAGGTTATTGATTGTTGCCATGTATTACTCTCCTCTCTCTTTTTCAAGGTCTGCAATTCGGTGGTTTGCCACCTTCATCTGCTCTTCAAGCACCGGGATGCGCTGGGCGAAATTGTTGTGTGTCCGGACTTCCCGGGTCAGCTCTTCCAGCTTGGTTTCGGTCACAGCCTGCTGCTTGTCCAGTTTGGCATCCATGCTCTGGGCGGTGTGGTTGTTGGAGACGATCACGCCGATCAGGCTCAGACCGCCGGTGATAATGGCTACGATGATTGCTTCGCTCATGCGCCCTCCCGAAGACGGGTCAGACCCTTCTTGCGGATGATACGGGGGTAGTTGAGGGTGGTCACGTTGAGGTCTACGTTGCCGGAGATGCCTGGCACGCTGCCCTTGCTGGTGTGCTGGTGGGCATTGTACTTGAAATCCACCTTCGGGGTCTTGCCGGTGTAGTCAGCAAGCCATACGTCCCACCGGGAGGACAGCCTGGCCATATCCAGCTCGTATTTGTAGCCGGTGTAGGTGTACAGCTGGGCGTAAAAGCCCATTTTTTCCACCTGTTCCAATGCGTAGGCGGTGAGGTTTGTGAGGTCGAGGGTGCTCATGGGTTTGAGTTTGTTTTCCTCCACGTCCACCGCGAGGGGCATGGTCAGCTCCTTGCCGTACACTGCCTGCCGCACAAGGGCAAGCTCTGCATCGGCCATCGCTTCACTGGTGGCGTAGGTGTAGTAGTACACGCCCACGTCCAGCCCCGCCGCTTTGGCGTTGCGGTAGTTTGCTTCAAAGACCGGGTCGATGTACAGGCCGTCTGCCCGCTTGGAGATCTTGCGGTTGGTGGATACCGTCTTGAGCATAGCTCCCTTGTAGCCCGCCGCTGCCACCTGTGCCCAGTCAATTTTGCCCTGATACCGGCTCACGTCAATGTACCGGTAGGGCGGCTCCCCTGCCCACCCGGTCACGGTGTCCACAGTGGGCACGTCCGGTGCAGGGGCAGGCTCTTCCTTGTCGGCGCTGTCACCGGCAGCGTGAGAGAGGGCAGAGAAAATATCCCGCAGGAAGTCAAGCATTACTTTCCACCTCATAAAATCCCTCCTCCGTCAGCTTTTTCATAACGGCATCTTTATACCGGTCAGGCACGTTGTCGATGGTAAAAGCGCCGTCAAAGCGGTGCAGCTTAATTTGGGTCACATAAAACAAAACCATAACATCCTCCTTTACTGTGCGGCCAGCAGGTCGAGCATAGCTGCTTCCAGAGCAGCAATACGCTCTTCTGCGGTGGGCAGCTGTGCCTTTTCCTCTGCTTCCTTGCGGGCCTTTTCCTGTGCAGCCAGCTCTTCGGCGGTGTACAGCACATACCGCTGTACCTCCACCTCTTCGTCGTAGGCTTCCTGTGCTTCCACGCCGGGCACGTCCACCACCTTGCGGACATCACGGCCTTTTTCGCGACCATCTGCGTCATAGTAGATTGCAGGGGTTCCGTCCGGCAAGGTTTCGGTCTCGTAGTGGCTGACCTCTTCCACACCTGCCACAGCATCGTGGTGGACAGTCTGGGTCTCCTGCTTGAGGTAGCCTTTCGTCAGGTCGGGGGCTTCGATGGGGTTGCCGTTGCTGTCAATAATTTTCATGTGTGCTCCTTTCGGTTATGCCACTCTGCGCCATATATACGCGGAGTAGTAGGGAGGAATATTGTTATGAGGTGAATTAGACCCAAAAGACATTCTTATTTGCCGAGCACAATTCGATTCGTCTGTTTTATTGTTCGGTCGGAACCCCCCAGTAGACATTTGGCCAAGACTAAATACACCATGTGCTCCGGTTACAATACCCTGATTATTTCCGTCTGATTGAAAATCAAAATTACCAGTTATATTCGGTAATTCGCCTTCTGTTAGTGTATGTTCTGCTTCGCCCCCCGTACTCCCTGCCTGGTAGGTATCGCTTGCGCCCATGATAAATTTGCCCTCAATGCGCTCCCATGTGCCGCCGTAAAGCTCGGCCGGGCTGGTTGCGTTTTCGCTGATGTACAGACTGCCCACGGGGTGGTCCCGCTCGACTACCGCCGCAAGGACTTGCTGATAGATAGCATAGGCATCAGGGCCAATGCCGTTTTTGAGTTCTCCTAGTGCCATTGTTTCTCCTTTCAGTCGGTACGAAGCCAAGTGTAAGTAAAGTATGCCGGGGGTTGGACAGTATTGGATGCGCCGTAAATGGAGTTGGAAGCAGATGCGTTAAAAAACACTACATCGCTTTTGTATGCATTACCGGTTTCTGTCATTGAATTATTTATATTGTTAGAAGTTTGAATTGAATGTGCAAATAGCTTACCATCCCCGCCTGTAATCGAACCGCCCACAAACTCGTTTCCAGACATGTGGGGTCTTGCCTCAAAAGAGCCCTTGATATTCGGCAGTCCAGCCTCTACCGTTGTACCAGCCAGGTGCGTATCACTTGCGCCCATTAACACCCTATCTTGCGCAATCTTTTCCCACGTGCCGCCGCCAAAAGTCACAGCCGGGTTTTCCGGGCTGATGGTCTGATAGATACTACCCACAGGATGTGCCGCAAGCAGGAAGTTGGAATAGATGGAGCCGTCACCATAGAACTGGCCACCATACTTGATGGGATACCACCGGGCGGAAATTTCCGCAGTCGGAATGTTGTGTGCACGGATACGGATAGCTCCGGTTCGAGTTTCGGGGTTTACAAGCATAGCTTTACCGGCTACGTCTGCACTTGCAGGGTCAATGCTGACAGATACCACAGTCGTGGACGTAACATCTGCTGTAATGTCAATGTAATGCGGATACTCTGCAACTTCTGTGTCTGTTTGCCATCCCGTGATCGGAATAGAAAGATCATGTGGAACGACGGAGTCTGCTTTGCCTGCCAGAGCATCACCGGTAGCCTTTGCGTCCGCAGGGGCATTTTCGATGCTCAGGGTTTTATCGGTACTCACGATCGCCGATGCACGGTTTGCAGCCTCTTCTGCGGCCTGCTGATTCTTGGCAGCTTTTTTCTGGCTCGCATCTGCCTGCGTTGCAGACGTGGAGGCCTCGCTGGCTTTTGTTCCAGCGGAGGATGCAGAAGCAGCAGCGTCCTCTTTGCTCTTTTCTGCGGCCTGTTCAGATGCTTTTGCTTCGGTAGCAGCGGTCTGAGCCGCCTCGGTGGAGCTTGCCACCTCCTGCAAAGCGCCAGCCTTAGCGTTGCCGATGTCAGTCAGTGCAGCGTCTTTTGTCTGGGTGATGGCCGTGGTGGCCGTAGTCTGGGCTTGCTGGACAGCGGCCACAGAGTCCGCTTTCTGCTGGTCGATGTTTGCCACAGCATCGGATGCCTTTTTTTCGCTGGCTGCCGCCGCTTCTGCTTTCTGGGTGGCTGTGGCAGCGAACTGCTCCACATACTCGCCCATCTGGGCGATGTCTTCCCGGACTTCCACACCTTTTTTTGCGGTACGGATGCCCGAGATGACTTCCGGAAAAGTCTTTGTCATAAACTGATCACTCCCGTAGGTACATCATAGATGGTATCTGTTTCAAAATCAAAGGTATCCCAGAGCCAATCCGCACCCGCATCTGCGGTGACATTTCTTTTGTACGGATTGCAAGTGCCCTCTATGGTAAAGGCCATATCATGTCGGTTTTTCTCACTGGGGTCTACCCGCCAAATGCCCTGCCAGTACCAGGCACTGTCCTCATCAAAAACGCACCGAAGCCACTTGCCCTGTAAGGCATTTTCAAGGGCGCTTTGGATGGTCGTCCATTGCTTTTTCGGAGACTTACAGATAAGCTCCAGCTTGATGGTGCGCTGCTTGTAGTGCACTTCCCCATCCAAAGCCCTGGACAGGTCTAGGATAAAGTCAGAGCCCGGGACATTGACAAGCATCGTCTCTGGCTCTGCACCGGATATCATAGGGCTGCCCACCTTCAGATAAAGGCCAAGGTCTTTGAGGGTATGGATATTTCCGATCTGTGCGCCCATCAGCATTTGAGCTCACCTCCGCTGTAGATCACGGCCAACTGCTCCGGGGTCAGAGGGCTGTATACCAACTTTTCTCCGTCCCACACATAGTGCGAGCCGCCATCCTCCCAGTCCTCCGGGAACTCATCGAAGACCATGCAGTTGTCTGGGAGAGGGTTCGGGATTACTTCTTCAACGCCCCATCCGCCACTGTAAATGCGGCCATCGGAGCACACCTTGCACATAAATTTACAGCCGGGTACTTTCATCTGTCCTTCACCTCACATAAAACCGTATAGTTCTCGTGGCATACAGAGGGAGTCATTTTGTGTCCACCCGTCAGAGCCGGGGCTTTCCAGGTCGATGCTGAAATTCGTCGGCACTACTGCTGGGGTGTAGTTGTTGCCAGTGACATAGTTCGATGTGCGCTCACGACCGGGTCCGAAAGTGATGCCCCCTGAGTTGACCCGCACCGTCCGCATGTGAGTGGTGTTCCACGGGTAAGTCATGGCGTATTCCACGCCATTGACCGGGATGACCATGGTCACACATCCGGCAGTGCCGCCGCTGGCCCACCATGTGGATCCTTTCTTGCTGGTATAGGTCAGATACACAGCAGAAAAATCGGACAGGTCCAGCGGGATTGTCTGTGCTCCAAAAGAGCTGTTGTCCCCAAAGTCCCAGATACGGGCGTTTCGGATGCCGTAGAAGGTAATCTTTCCGGAGTCGATAGTGCAGCTGCCGTTGCCGTCTGTGATGGAAATGCTATCCGACTTGATGTTGACCATGCTGGAACCGGAAAGCACTTTTATGCCGTCGTTGGTGATCTGCACCCTTTTGTTGGGCAGCTGGTCATGCCGGACGATAAGGCCGTTTTCCGGGGTAAACTCCAGAAAATTTGTGGCCGTTTTGGCCGCTTCGCCAGCTTTTTTGTCCACCTCGTCCACTCTTTTGTCGTTAGACTTCTGGTACTTGAAAAGCTGGTTAAGAGTGCTCTGCTGATATTTTTCAGCGGATGCCGTATCCTCATCCAGCAGGTTGGTGCGGCCCAGGTTGGCCACTTGTCGGTCGGTCAAAGTCTGCCGGGTCATGCCGAAGGTATACTCCTTTTTGTCCGGCTGATCCAGCGGTTCCACCAGCTTTGTGCACAGCATGATGACATCGATGCTGTGGGGCTTGCTGATAATGTGGGCATAGCTGGCAAAAGTCAGCCTGTCCTTGTCATAGCCCGCATCTCGCAGATCCACAGCCTTGACGGTGTAGCTCGTCACCATCAAGCTGTTTTTCTGAAGATCCTGCACGCCTGCAGCAAAGGTGTCGTTGTCGCTGTCGGTGTCATACTCGCCCAGGGCTGACACGATGCCAAACTTCTGGGCCGCTGCATCATTCTGGATCCATCCGCAGTCGCCGTCACTGCTGTCCAGCCGGTACGAATACCCTTTTGGCAGATACTTACTGACGGTCGCCGCGTCCGTTCCAGAAATGCCATAGCGCTCTTCATGGCTTTCTGTGTACTTTTCACCCCACCACAAAAATTTCCACTTCCACTTTGTCTCCTCGACCGTGTGCTTGCTTCCCATGGGATACACACGGGTAAAAAGACTGTTGGTATCGGTTTTTTCTGTGAAATCCAGCAGGTTTACGCCATACTCAATGGTTTGGTCGACCAAACGGTCGGCCTCGAAAGACTGATCGCAATAATTTAAGACGTTATTACCCGTGGCGGGGTTGTAGGTACAGTAGGCATATCCGCCGTACACCTTGAGCACCATCTTGTCGATGATGTCCCAGGTGCTGCCGTAGTCTTCGCCCACACCGTAGCTGTCCCGGTCTCCATAGTGCACAACAAGATCACCCAGTGCCGCGGTGACAGTGCCCAGCTCGAAGCGTTTCATCTCCATGCTGCCGCACTGCTGGTTGTGGGCATCGATGAGGTGCTGCAAAAACTGCGCCAGCTTTCCCTCGTAGTTAAAAGGGGTGATTGCGCTGTCATTGAAGTAAGACAAAGCGCCCTCGCAGTATATGACGCGCCGGTTGTACCAGTCTGCCTCATGGCTCAGGACACGCCCGCGCCAGATCTCTTTATCGTCCTGTTCAACGGTGATGCAGGTGGACATCTTTTGCAGGCTCTCATACTGCTCATGGTCGCGCGTCATGGTAAAAGAAAGGCTGCCGCCCTTGCTGACCTCTCGGGTCAGCTTGGGAGACAGCACAAGGGCATTGCGGTTATTGGGAGCGTAGATCAGGCGCTTGTCGTCGGGGTTGCCAAAGGGATATGCAAAAATTTTGTACAAATTTTAATTTCCCCTTTCTGCCAGCGTGGCCAGATGGCCCAGCTGTGCATCAATAGAAGGTGCCAGTGCGCCCACCAGCGTGCCGTCGTCCAGCTTGATGACGGTGTTTGCCGTCTGGGGAAGGTACTGCTGCACCACGTTGTACAGCGCGTCCACGGACTGCTGCATTTTCTGCTGGTAGGACGAAAGCCGCCCGTTTGCCGGGCTTTCGCCGAACGCATAGCCGTCGGTGCGGAAATCGTACCCGGCAAAGCTGCGCTGGCTGCCGTACCAGTAAGCGTTCTGAATGTCCTTGTAGGAAAGCGTCGTGCTCTTGCTGTCAGTGCTTTCCTTTTCGCCGTTTTTACTGCCCAGCCATGCGGCCAGACCGATACCGCCCGCCACAGCAGACACACCCAGGATGGCAGCCAGCACAGGGTTGGATGCCACAAGCGAGACGATTTTGCCCAGACTGCCCATGATAGAGGTGGCCATGCTGGACACCCCGCTGGCGACGTTGGCCAGCTGGGCACCTGCCCCACCGGATGCGCTCAAGCTGGACAGGATGGAGCCAAAGCTTTGCACCGCTGTCCCCGCTTCTGTTGCGCTGGCAGCAATGCCGTCCGTAAAGAGCGATTTGATGGTATCGAAGGCCGCTTTTACGCCGCCCCCACTGTACGCGTCATTGATGACACTCAGCGCATCCACCGCCCACTTGGAGATAAGCTCCCGCTGATCCTGCGATACCTCGCCCCAGATGAGATTTGCCACGTCTGTAGCCAGCCCGGCCCAGTTGCGGTTTTTCAGGTCGGCGAACGTGTTTTGCAAGCGGCCAAAGATGCCGTTTGACCACTGCTTCTGCGCATTGCTGAGGTTCTGGTCAATGCGGCTTTGCAGCTCCGTCACGGACAAAACCACATCGTCACAGGTCTTTTGCGTGGTCGTGGTCACTTTTCCGGCCGCATCGGTCACTTTCTTTGTGACCGATTTGATGGTCTTCTCCGTGACGTCCACCACTTCTTTCCAAGAGTCCGTGATGGTCTCCACGGTCTCCTTTGTGGTGCCCTTGAGCTTTTTGGTGGTGCCGTCGTAGACGTTGTAGGTATTGTCGGCAGTCTCCACCACGCGCTGGATGTTACCCACAATGTTGCCCGTTCCGGCAAGGATCTGCTTCGACGTTTCGGTGACGGTATCCGCCAGCTTTTTGGTGTCAGCAGCCGCTTTGGCGGTAGATTTTTTGCTTTTTCCGCCGCCTGTGCCGCTCGAGGCAGTGATACTGCTCCCGCCGTTCCCGGCGGCTGCAGCCGCCTTTGCCTGCCGTTCCGTCCAGCTTTCGTTGTAGATGCCCTTTCCGTTTTTAGCGTCCTTCCGTCGGCGGTCGTAGTTGCTCTGGCTGTTTTTGTCAGAGCGGTACTGCTTGTATCCTTCGTCACTGTTCTCGTACCCCGCGTAAGCATTCTTCCCGAGGGCTTTGTTGAGCTTGAAGCTCAATTTATCGAGAACGCCGATTCCGGCAGAGCCAAGCTCTCCAAATTTCTTGATGACGGAGTTGATGGGGTTGTTCAGTTCCAGAATTGCCTCGCCGAGCCCCTTCCAGCCGTCCGTCTTGTAAGCTTCGATGGCCGCCACGGTCATATCGTTGAGGTTGGAGATTACCACACCGATTCCGCTGCTGAGGTCGCCAGTCATGAGCCCGGCCAGCTGGCTCACGTTATCTTTCAGGGTGGAAACTCGGCCATTCATGGTCTGGCTCTGGGTGTCCATGGCGTTGTAATAGCGCCCGCCCTCCTCGCTGGCAGCAATAAGGGCATTAGACAGCAGGTCATAGCTGATGGTCATGTTCTGGACTTCCTGCACCGTTTTCCCGGTGTAGTCAGCCAGCACCTGATAAACGTTGATTCCGGCATAGGCAAACTGCTTGATGTCGATTGCGGACGCTTTGCCCACATTGGCGATCTGCTGCAGATTAGCTGCCATGCGGGAAAGCTCCGCGTTGCCTCCTCCTGTAGCCGAGACCGCGTCGCCCAGTGCCATGATGACCTTGCGGGAGTAGCCTGCATTTTCACCCGCGCTGATCAGCAGCTGGTTTGCCTGCGTCAGCGAATCCACACTGAACGGCGTGCGGGCCGCGTCCTCCTGAATGGCCGCCATGGCCTCATTGGCCGCCTGAGCGTCGCCCAGCATATTGGTCAGGCCCACGCGGTAACTCTCGATTTGGGCGTTGTACTCGATGCCGCTCTGGATTAAACTTTTCGCAGCGGCAAGAGCGGCAGAGCTGAGTTTTGAGAAAAAGCCCGCCATGATCGTGCCTTGTGCAATAGCACCGGCCAGAGACTTGCTGGACCCCGATGCGGCATCCCCAAAGCTGCTCATGTACCCTTCCGCAGTCCTTAGCCCCTGTGCCGTGGTATTGAGTTGGGCTTGAGCTTCTTTCAGCTTCCGGGCAAATTCCTTAGTTTCTTTGGAGGTTTCCCCGGTCTCTCTCCGTGATTTCTGGTAGGCTGCCGTAAGGTGAATGACCTCACTGTACAGCCGATTATAATCCGCACTCATGGTGGATACGGCGGCTTTGGTCTGAGCCTTTGCCTCCTCCACGCCCTGCCTGTAGGCGCTGTCGTCCAGTCCAAGAGTGGCCATCAATTCAAAAAGTTTCATGGCGTATCACCTCCGTTCAGCCCGGCCAGAATACGGGCCTTGATTTCCTCTGCGCTCTGCTGGGGCCGGGCGGGAGTATTAAAGTCGGGCAGGGTGTCCACCCACCGACACTCCATGCCCACAAGGCCAGCCAGAGCGTCCGTGATGTAGGCGCGGTAGCTCTTCTCGTAAGCTTCCTGCTGCATCGCATTGACGCAATGTTGGGCAATGTAGGGTTTGCCAATGGCTTTCAGCATATCCAGCCGGATGGATGAGATCAGCCGCCGATATCGGTCTGAGCCAACCTCACCAACGAGGATAAAAAATCCAGCACATCCCGGTCGTTGATGGTCTCCGTGATGACGCGCAGGGTTTTGAAGGGAGTCATCTTTTCAGGGTTGCCGTCCTTGTCCGTTTCCAGCTCATACAGCAAAGTCAGCAGCTCCGCTGTGTTCTGAGCGTTGTCGAACAGCAGCTTTTTTGCCATTGCCTTGATGTTCTTGCGGCCCTGGGCTTCTTTTTTGGCCTTGAGCTCATCGGGGGTTTCACTGCCCGTGAGGGTGGGGCCGACTTTTCGCAGCTCCATCACCTGCGTCTCGGTCAGCAGGGCGGCCACCTTGCCCGCGATCATGTAACAGTGGCGCAGAAATTCTGTTTCGTCCATCTGGTTGAGAGTTTTCATTGTTCCACTCCTTATGCTGCCGCGTCTTCGCTTACAAAGAACTCCATTGGGACGGTCTCGTCGCCCATGCGGACACAGCCCGTCAGGGTGACGGAAACATTGCCCTTGCCCTTGTCGGTTGTCTTGAGAGACAGGCCGCCCGTGCTGATTGCGTTGTCAAGCCGAACAGCCACATAACCGCCACCGATGAGGTCGCCCACAAACCAAATGGTTTTGAAGTCGCCCGTGGTCTTGTCGGTTTTGAACGTCATGCGGGGTGTTACCTTGCCCCCGGCCACGTCCGCTGCGCCCAGCGCCATGCGGATGACCTCTGCGGAGGTATTCAGCGCGGTGAAGGCCAGCGTGCAGTCGTAGTCCTCAATTTCCATGAGCTCCACGGTGTTCTTCTGGCAGTTGTCCACATCTTCGCCCAGGTCGGTGATGTTGGGGGTGCAGGTGGCGGTGATGCCGCCAGTGGTTGCGCAGATGATGTCGGCATCAGCGACGGCGGTCTGGCCCTCAGTGTCGAACTTGTTCAGCACAAGGCCCGCGTTGATCTGCATGGACTTGAATGCTTCTGCGGAAATTTTGGTAAATTTTCTTCCCATAATTCTCCTTACTCGCATAGCTGCGTGATCTCAAAATTCAGGTACTCGCACAAATAGCCCTCGGGCGGGTTGTCCATCGGCTGGGCCCACGGGGTGCCTTTGCGCAAAAGAATAGCGCCGCCCTCGCACGGCACGGTCAAACCGCCTGCAAGAGCTGCGCTGATTTTGTCTTCGGTCTGTAAGATGGGCAAACGCCCCGCGCTGCTGGGGTACCACAAGCGGCCATGAAACGACGTTTCCTCGTTCCACCCGCCGGGGATGGCTGGCTTGTAGGTCAGGTAGGGCAGGGAAGCGGCGGGCGGGATGTTATCTTCCAGATAGCCTGGGATGCCGAACCCGTTGAAGAACGTGTTCAGCACCCGGTTGATGCTCTCAGCGGCCCCCATTACGGCAGCACCGCCTTTTTGCACTTGACGGCCCGCAGCCCCATGCCGGATTCCGGCGGGGCTTTGGCTTCGTCTGCTGTGCTTGTGATCTGGAAAGTCTGCCCGTCGCTCACCCGCTTGATGTAGTCCGGGAAAGCCAGCGGAACGCCCGTGTTGACCAGCAGGGTATAGGTGGAGGCGGTGTCAGCCTGCTCCGCCACCTGAGCTTCCACGGTGGTGTCGTGGCGCTCCACGGCCTCAAACTCGGGGCCGTCCTTCCAGCCGGACACAAAGCCGCCCACGCCGTCCGGCTCATAGCTGCGGGTCTGAAAACGGTATTTTTGGGTAAAGCTCTGCATCACGGTGGATGCAGTGAACGCGTTGACCATGTCACATCTTCCTCCACTGATTGATCTCGGATTTATAGCGGGTTTTGCCGTCGGCGGGCAGCCCGTCCGCGCCTGTAGCCATTGTGCCGGACCACCCGGCAAAGGACTGGGACACATACACGCCGCCGGACGGGATCGCCTTGTCGTATGCGTCGATTTTTTCAGCCAGCGCCACAAAATCAGGCGGCACGCGCATGGGCTGCACCGTGCCGGTGAATGTCTCAGCGGTCAGATCGCCGTCCCCGGCCTTGTGCACGCCATCATTGAAGATGGATCCGCACACGAGGAAATACTGCCCCGGCACTACCCCGGCGGGCACGGTGTCCGGCTCAAAGGCAAACTCCCCGGCAACGGGGTCATCTGCCCGGTCAAAAAAATTGTGCGTGTGAACGCACAGCTCGGGGACGGTCATGCAAAGTCACCCCCCTTGCAGGTTAGACCGATTCACCCGGGGTAATGGTCTGGACAGAGATGCCGTCCAGGTACTCAGCAAACAGAGTCACGCCGGTGATGGCGAAGCTCTCAGAGACGGCGGTGGTGTAGTTGCCCTGGGTGTGGAAGCCAATCAGGTTGCTGGCCTCGCCCGCGGTGGTGTACACCAGCCCAGCTTTTGCGTAGTCGCTGTCGGAGGGGTCAACGTAGTACATCACGATGTTGTCCACGGGGGTGGCAATGACCTTGCCCTTTGCGATCTCGCCGTCAGACAGCAGGAAGATGGTGTTGTAGCCCATGAAATCCTTGATGTACTGGAAGCCGTACTGGTTCTGGATGGTGATCGGGGCGGTGCCCAGGTACTCCGCCACGTCCAGGACGTTGGCAAAGCCCACAACGCCGGTGACGGTGCGGTGCATATTCTTGAATTTATTCTCCACGCTGCCCTTGGCCATCGCCAGAGCCATCTGGAAGGTCTTGGGGGTGCCTTTCAGGCTGCCGGTGTTCAGGTACTTGTAGAACTTGTCCGTGACCTTTGCGGTCAGGTCGAACAGGAACTCGTCATCGGTCTTCTGCACGGCCACATCATAGCCATAGTTCTGGATTGCCTCCAGGGAGACGGCCTTGGCGTACTTTTCGATTGTGATCTTGCCGTAGTCCTTCTCCTTGACGGTGTACTGGCTGTAGGGGATCTCCTCGCCCTCTGCTACGGTACCGCTCTGCAGGGTGCCCTGGGCGTACTTGCTTTTCAGCACGGTGCCGGGCTGCATCCGAATGGGGCGCATGATGCCCATGATCTCCCGCAGGTGCTCCCAGTTGCGCTGGAAGCGTGTCACAAAGTCGATTTCCCGAGGGTTGACGGTGATCTCGGTAGTGGTGATCAGATTGGTCTTTGCTGCCATGTGTTAGTCCTTTCCGCCGCCTGTAAACAGGTCGGCATTTGCTGCAATGGCCGCCTGGCGCTCTCCGGCGTCCTTGATTGCAAAAATTTGGTCTTTGGTCATTTTGGAGCCGGTGTTGGTGGGCGGTGTGTCCACCTTTGCGCCGGTGGTGGTCGTAGTGCCTACGAAGTCGCTCCAATCAGCTTTCAGGCTGTCGGTGTGCTTCTTGGCGTCCTTGACCTCGCCCTTATCATCCAGCTCCAGCTTGTCGATATCCTCGCCAGACAGCCGCACGACCCGATCAGCATACTTGTCCAGCACCCCGGCAGACTTCAGCAACTCCCGGAACTTGGCTTCCTTGGCTGCGTGGGTGTCCTTCTGGGTCTGCTGGGCTTTGTAGTCGGTCAGCGCCTTTTCAGCGGCCTGCTTGCCGCTGCTGGCTGCGTCGCGGTCCTTTTCGGCTTTGGCGAGGGCTGCGTTCTTCTCATCGAGCTGGTTCTGCAAGGTGTCCGTTTCCTCATGCAGCACGTCCAGAATTTTCTTGAGCTTGCCGCTGGTGTCGGTCGTTTCATCTTCCAGAATCGCCCGGAGAGTCTTGCGTTCGAGTGCCATGTGATCGTCCTTTCTGCCCTTGCTCGGGCTGCCATGCTTGGCAATAGGTTATTTGCCGGACGTGCTGCCGGTGTGGTGCCGCTTGCAGGGGTCGAACCTGCAACTACCCGGTTATGAGCCAGGAGCACTGCCAGTTGTGCGAAAGCGGCATAAAAAAGCGGCTGACGCTGTGCGCCAACCGCTGAGTATTAATTTGATTTCTGAGAATCTACAATAATAACGCGATTCCCTTTTCCATACGCATTATCGCAAAGTTCCTGAAGATGTTCTCTTGCTTTCTGCATTTCAACAAAAAGAATCCGTTCTTTTGTCTCCTGCTGGTAATATGGAGAAAGGTCAACGCGTGGGTTGCTGTTCTGTTCAAACATTTCTTGAAGTTTTTTGAGGTCTTCAAACGTAAGTCCTTCAACCATAGCGGTGTAAACAATGTTATCCATGTTTTTTATCCACCTTTTCAAAAAGCTCGTCCAACGCTTCTTTTGCAAACTTTTCTTCTTTTGCGGCTGCAATCTCCGCAAATTTGTTCATTGTATGAAGATATGCACTCACAATTTCCAGTTCTTCCTTTGAAAGGTGCTCTCTAAGAACCTTATCCACTTTTACGGCGACTTTATAGGTTTCTTCATCGTCATAGTCGTAAATGCTCATGTTTAATCCTCCTTGTTCGCTTCTTCCACTGCGATCTCTCGAAGCTCATCAATGTGATCCTCCACCGCCGGGCGGAGGAATCCTTTGCCCTCGTTGGCTGCTCTCATACCCCGGGTAAAGTGCCACTTGCCGTTGAAGTCCTTCCAGACCCACGGCGTTTTGCGTCCGTTGCCCTTCTCGGCAAAGATGCCCGTACCCAGCTCCACATACACGCTGTAAAACAGATTGCTGCCGATAGTCACGGTCTTTTTTGCAAGGTCTACGGCATAGGTCAGGCTCTGCTTGAGTGCGCCGCCCACGTAGCCCTCAATGCCCGTGCTGTCTGCCGTGCCAGTAGGCACAAGCAGTTGGGCATAGTCCTGCACCTTCATGCCCCAGATGGTCAGCACCCGCTCTGCCCACGAATCCAGCGCCTCATGCAGCTGTGGGGTATTGTCAGTGAATTTGATGTCGTATTCAAATTTCATGGCTCACTTTTTCTTCTTTCTGGAGATGTAGCCAATCCACGCATTGCCCTGTTCAAAAGTAACGCCATACGGCTTTGTTGTTAGCTGCATTAACTTGTCCCAGTCACCGCGAGACATTCCTTTGAAATCAAATGCAACTTTTGGGCCTTTTTCCCAAAATGTTGTCATGTAAGGTTCAGAACCATCACCAGTTCTGTATTTGTTAAGGTCAACGCCAACTTGCTTTTTCACAAAGTCAATGGTTTCGTTGTGTGATTTCTTATATCTCGAATTGTCAACAATAGTCGCAAGCTTTCTTTGACGTTCTGCTTCAACTTTTCTGTCGTCTGTTATCCAGCGGCCATTTACAAATGATTCAAACTTGTGTTCATCAGCGCTTCCGCCGCCCGCTCTTGCGGAGCTGCCCGAACCTCGTTTACTCACGGTAATGCCTCCTCTCGTATTGAAATGGCTTAATTTTGGTCACGTTCCAGTCGAACTCCGCCGGGCACTTTCCGTACCACAAAATGCTGCTTGGCTCCAGCACTTTCAGCGCCTTGCGGCAGTGTTTGTCAAAGCATTCTGCTTCGTATGGGTCAGACTGTGTGCCGTGGCTCGAAATGCTCACAATGGAGTTTCTCGGCTCACCATCAAAGCACCAATCATAACTTTGCTCGCCGCACCAGCAGAGCGTTGGAATGACGTGGATGCCGTGCGCCTGCCAGTATGCCGCCAGCCAGTGCTTTTTGTAGTGCATGAAAAGCTGCACCGCAAGCGGCATATCGCTGTAAAGCGAAAAATCCGGCGAACATACCGCGCCGAACTGCTGCAAAAGGGGAATGTATTTGTCAGGGTTGTTCCAGAACCGTTCAAACTGGTAATCGTCCTTGTAAAAATGCACGCCTTTTGTGGCTTTGTCTTTGGCTGTCAGCGCATAATTGACCGGGATCCATTCCAGCTTGTCAATGCGGATGTCCGTTTCTGGCTTGATTTCAGGGATGCCATACTTGCCCACGCCCGAAAAAATCATCTTTTCGGTGTTTTCCATCGGCAGAATCACGGTTCATCCCTCCAAACCTTACTTTTTCTTGAGCTTTTTTCCTGTTTTCCAGTTGTAACCACGTTTTTCCAGCGCACGGCGTGCTGCCTGTGTGGAAGGATTGTCAGGATGCCCTTTCGCTTTGCCCATCAAAACTTCAACACGGCTCTTTTCTCTGATTGTGCCAGACGCAACGCCCGCTTTGTATTCTGCAATAGCAGACTCTCGCCTTGCGGAATACTGTGCAGCGGCCTCGTGGGCTTCCCTTTGCATTTTTTCCGTTTGGCGGCGTGTCAGGCCATGAGGAATACGCATCTTATCGTCCATGTAATCGCTGATGGGCGAACTTAAGCCACGTTTTGCGAGAAATTCATCAAGCGTAGTCTTCTCACTGCTCGCCCTTGTAGAACTTCCAGAGCCTCGTTTACTCATTCTTGACACTCTCCTTTCTGCGTTTTCTCTCTTCCGCCCACCACATTTGCTCTTTTTCTTTGCCGCCCTTGGATTTATACCACTCGGTGTAATCCATGACGGGGGTGGTCTCTTTGGTCACATTGTCTCGCTGCATGGCGTTCTGCCTGGGATACTTGCCCAGCGCAGAGGACAACACGCAGCGGCAGTGGTAGACCATCTCCGGCGCTGCGTTGGGGTCGCCGGGGCGCTGAATCTCGTAGCCCATGACCTTGAACGGCTCGTCAAGCTCTGCCGTCTGCCGGTCAAGCAGGCGGTGCATCTCACGGGTGCGGTAGTCGTGGGTGGAGTTCCACCGCTTTTTGACCTCGATGCCCAAAGCCTGGGCGTTGCGCATCTGCTGCAAAGCCCCTGCGTTCTGGGCACTGGTAAGGGCCGTGATGGCGTTGTTCATGGCCCAGTGGATCTCCGTGTCAGCCATGCCGTTGACGGCCTGCACGGCGATGTCGTGGACGCTTTTGCCCTGCACGATGCCCTGCATAACGTAGCGGTTGAACACCCGGGCGTCATAGGTGCGGTTGCTCTCGCTCTTGATGCGCTTATTGGGCACCATGCGGGGGTTCTCTTTCAGCAGCAGCTTGACCGCTTCGGTGTTGTACAGGGTCAGCCCGAACGTCACGCCTGCGGCCTGTTCCAGCTCGTAGAACGTCCAGTTTGCGCCAAAGGAAAAGATGTTGTATTGCTCGTCCCGGGCCAGCTTGTAGGCCGTCTGCTGGGCTGTGGTGCAGGTCTGCGTGATACCGTCCAGCTTGGCGCGCATCAAATCGGACTGAAAGACCTGATTTTGCAGCCAGATGCGGTAATTCTCTTCGGTGATCTCCCCTGCATCCAACTGTGCCCGCTTGCGCTCGTCCAGTGCTTTGTACTTGGCTAAAAACTCGGTCAGCTGCTCCTGCATCTCCCGGCGGGCAGTGTCGTACACCCGGAAAATGCGGCGGCGCAGGCGGTTCAGCTGGCGGGTAGAGATGCGGTCACGGTCAGAAATCACGTTTCATCACCGTCGTCCTCCCCCTCGTCCACGGTCTCCCGTGTTGCGCTCTCAGCCATCAGGGAAGCCCTGGCCTTTTCTTTTTGCTCTGGGGTCAAGTTGGGCAGCAGGTCAATGGCCATGTCCTGCCCTATGATGGTGGCCTCGGAAATGACCATGCCGACCTGCTCGGCTGTGTTGGTGATCTTGTTGCGGTTGAATGTCGGCATAGCGTTTTCAAAGCCGGCCAGTGCGCAGATCTGCCGGATGAACGGCTTGACCTGAGCCTCAAAGTCGTCCGCGTTCTGGTTCAGCGGTTCATAGGCCGCATCCAGATGGTCGTTGGTGCTGTCCGCGCTGACGCAATGCACGTCCAGCCCGCCGAAGTCCTCATACACCCTGGTGTGGAGCAGCTCCAACAGAGCCTGCCGGGCCGTCACGGGGATCTCGTTGGTGTAGGGGGTGATCTTGCCGCCCTCGCTGGTGTCTGCGCCTGCAATGTGGTACAGATTCAGCTTGACAAGGAACTCCTGCAGTTCGTCATCGGTCATGCCGTTGAAGTTCTCGCACAGCCAGTAGATCTGCGAAAAGTCCTGCAGGTCATTGCAGAAGCCAGACATCACCAGATCCGTATTGTCGATGTAGGCTTTCAGCCCCACAAGGGTGCTCTGGTGCAGGTCGGAGCCCCACAGCGGAACAATGGGAAGAGCGCTGTAGTTTTCGCCCTCCACGCTTTCCAGCCCGCCGCCGGGTGTGGTGACGGTCACGCTCTTGTATGCCTGCTTCGGCGTTGTCTCCTGCATCGTGCTGCCGATTTTGCTTTCCGTGTACTCAGTAAATCCGTCCAGCTCGTACAGAATATAGTGCATATCCGTGTCCGGGTTCAGCCGCCAGAAGCGCACACCTGCCTGCAAAAGGCCTGTCTTTTCATCGTACAGGGGAGCGAACTCGGTCAACTTGAAAACCACCAGGTGGTCGTTGTTCCAGAATCCGAAGCTCTCGCCGTGGATCAGGGCGAAATATCCGGCCTTCTGGATCTGCTCATCAAAGTTCTGCCCCAGTCTGTCCTTGTCCACGTCCTTGTCTGCAAAGACCACACCGTTGCCGAGGGAGTAGGTCGCCCGCTGCTTGTTGAGCCGCCGGAAAAGATTGCTCTTGACCATATCGGGGTGTGGGGTGTCCTGCTTGGTGTTTTTGGATAGGCGCTTCAGCATCAAAGCGTAAGCCTGCGCAAAGCGTTCAGCTCCCGGGTTTTTCTGGGCATCGTACAGGTCGGCGTCCAGAGCCATCTTGTAGGGCTTGGAAGCGCAGTGCTGCTGCACGAACCGCCGGATGAAATCAGGCTGTTCCCCGGCGGCTTGCGCCTGCTGAAAGGTCTGGAATGTGTATGTAGTGCTCAAAATCAATCCCTCAGTTTTACAAGGCGCTTTGTGCGCACGAAATAGCGGATAGCGTCCATGCAGTGGTCGTTGACCTTCAGCACGGTGTCGTCTTTATCTGGATCCCAAGCGTACACGCCGAACTCTTCCAGCGTGTGCTTGCAGTCTTTGTAGATCTTCAGCCGTCCGGTCTGCAGCATGGTCTGCACGTCCAGAATGCCGCTCAGGACGTCGTTGTTTGCGGTGGTCTGAGTAAAGCCGTTCTTGCGCAGCTCTGTAATCAGGGGCAGGGCAGAGGGGTCAACGATGATCCTCTCCGGCTTGAGACCATTCAGCCACGCCTTGAGGTCTGTGACATACTCGCCCACGGTCTTTTGCCGCTTCTGTTCGCGGCCGCTGTAGTAGTACTCCCGGGTGACGATCCAGCAGTCTGCATCTTCCTGCTTCTGGAACAGCAAGAAAACCGTTGCGTTCTGGGTTCCAAAGTCGCACGCCACATAAGCGCTCTTTGGAGACAGCGCCGGAAGCACATCAACAACGTTCTTCTTGCGGTCGAACATGTCATATACAAGGCCCTCTGCCACCGCCCACAGGCCCAGAATGTAGCGTTGGTAGAAAACGCCGCTGTACTGGCTGCGGTATCTGGCCTTGATGTCCTCGGAAAGTGACAGGTTATCGTCCATCGTGAAATGGAGATACATCATCTTGCGGGAACGGCATTTACGCACCCACTCGAGATAAAACCAGTGCTGCGGGCTGCCTGGGTTGCAGTTGAACCAGAACTTTGACCCGGTAACAGAGCAACGGGCCGTGGCCTGATTGACAAAGCTTTGCGGCATCAGGGCCACCTCGTCGAAGAATGCCCCAGCAAGGGTGATGCCTTGGATCAGGTCCTGGCTGCTCTCGTCCTTGCCGCCAAAAAAGTAAAACTCGTTGGTTTTGCCGCCCTTGCTGACGGTCATGCAGTTTTCTGCCCGATGCTCCTTGACGTTGTAACCACGGGCTGCAAGCTGCTGCTTGAGCGTCCCCAGCACGTTGCGCCGGAAGCTGGCAATGGTCTTGCCGCACATGGCAAACTGCTGGCCGCTGTAGCAGGTCATAGCCCACTGGACGAAAGAAAAGCTCATGGCAAAGGTCTTGCCCGAGCGGATAGCGCCATCGGCAATGATGCCGTTGTAGCCGCTGTATGCGCTCTGGGGCGTCCACCAGCTCAAGACCTGCTTTTGCCGCTGGCTGAGGGCTTTCCAGCGAAAACCGTTACTTTTCCGCATGGTCTTCCTCTTCCTCTGGCAGCATCTCCACGTCATCCGGCGGGCTGAGGTCTGCGGCGGCATTCAATGCCTTTATCAAACCATCATCGTGACGCTCTTCCTGCTCCGCTTCTTTCGGCTTATCGCTCCAGCCAAAATTAACTTGCAGGCTGAATCTCGCGCCGCCGTTTCCGTCACGATCATAGAGCCGTTCTTCGGCGTATCTTTCGCATCGAAGCTTCGCGCGCGTTATCGTGTCAGAAAACTCGGGCTTTCCTTGATAGTCAATCAAAGATTGCCGAGACTTAAACCCCAACGCCAAAGCTAGACCGGTGACCGTTTCTGGACGTTCGTCGATTTTTATTACGTTTCCGTATTTGTCCAAAACAGGCTTTCCGGTTTCGTCTTCTAGGACGCTCCCTTCGCAGCTTTTGAAGAACTCTTCGATTTTTTTCTCAAGTTCTTCTTTGCTCTCAAAGACGGGCGGTCTGCCTATCCTTTTGTTTTTGCTGTAGGCCACCGCCACCACCTCTCTAAACCCATGCAAAAGAAAAACCGCCCGGAAATCCGAACGGCCAAAATATCGAATATGCCGCCAGTAGGATTTGAACCTACAACCTGCCGATTACAAGACGGCGGCTCTTCCAGTTGAGCTATGACGGCATATAAGCAGCAACGCCGTTATCTGCTTTTACCGGACAGTAAGACGTTGCCGCTGCATCTGGAACTTTCGCGGCCAGATGCTCCGCTATTGCGCCGCTCCCTCTAGGGTACGCAAATGGCACTCCAGGCAGGGCTCGAACCTGCAACCTGCGGTTTTGGAGACCGCTGCTCTACCACTTGAGCTGCCGGAGTATAAAGCCGCCCTTGGAATCGAACCAGCCGTGCCTACACACACGCACCGCGCTCCACATTGCGCTCAGGCGGCCATATAGCAAATAAAAACAGCCCACGGTTCGCCGCCGGGGCTGCTTGAGTTGACGCACATCCTGCGGGGCATGCTGGCCCGCTCGGATTTCCGGTGCTGCTGTTCACGGGCGGAGGTTTCAGGGCGTGGGCAAGATTTCAGGAATCCCACACCCACCCGCACACCGGTGGTGAATCACTCCATGCGTCAGACATGCCGCGTTACAGACTTTGCGGCGTTCGGTGCGATGTCGCGGAGTCGAACCGCATCCCATCTCCCGGGTCGGTGGGGCACCTAAGTGTTACATCGCATAGAAGCAGCCCGCAAAGCACGGTGTCAAAGCGAAAAAGCGTTAAGCGGCATGAACGAAAGGAGAATCCGTACGGGGCCGCGCTTTGGAAGCTGCTGAGAAGCGGCGCACCGCTTTGCGCGGCTCCGCTTGTAATCATTTTACCACACTTCGATTCACATGTGTTTCACAACGATTCAAATAAAGCGTAGAAATCAAAGCGCTTTCAATGGTCGTTTTGTACATCCTCCCAGATTTCTGCCAAGGCATCAAACCCCTCGTGGATGTAGGTGGAGACCGAATTGTCTCTGGACAAGCCCACGTCCACCGCAATCTTCTTTTGGGGCTTCAGGTCGATATACCAGCCGCAGATGCACTTTGCTTGCTTTTCAGACCGAGCAGACCCGCTCAGGCAGTAGGCCCGCCGGGCAGCTTCGATGCGCAGTTCACAGAGATCAAGCTCCATCTGCTTGAGGTTCCGCTCTTCTGTGTCGATTCTCTCCACGGCAAAGCCCACCTTGTCACCGGCTCCACCGCCCATCGGCATCCCGCTCATGCTCTGGGTGCATTTTTCGGCAGTGTCCCGGATGCGCTGGATCTTCTGCTTCTGGGCCTCGACCTGCTCCGCCAGGTCTCTGCACTGCTGGAACCATGCCTTGACGGTGCGGTAATCCGGCAGTTCCGGCTCGTTGGTGTCAGGTGTCCAGGTTTGGATCATGTATCTGCCTCCATTTCTTCGATCCAGATTTCTGCTCTGGGGTTTTTATTGTCGTAATCCACCCGGCTGCCATCGTGGGCGGCCACGATCTGGCTGTTATCGTCCGCCAGAACCTTGGCCTTCACCAGAATGTCGCAGGTCGCCTCTATGAGATTTGCAAGGTCAACCTTGCGCCGGGTGGCCATGTAGTACACGCACCTCACGTTCACGCGGGCTGTGATGGGGTTGTAAGGCCGCTTGATCTGCCACAGGCACTTTTCCTGATACTGCATGAATGCCTCGCTGGGGGCCACAATGCGGCGGTTTGCGTGGGCCTTGAGGATACGGGCGGAGTTTTTCTTTGTGCGGGGGTCGCCGTAAAGAATAATTTTCATTCGTCATCCTCCACATAGCCCCAACTCTGAGGCGGGCGGGTGATCTCCACGGGCTCCATGCCAAACCTGGTATTTCGCAAGCCGGTGAGCTCCTGGAGCTTCCGGGGCCTGTCGTAAATCCTGAGATCAGAAATGTGCCAGCCATACAAGTCTTTCAAATCTGCATAACTCAGTCCGGACTTCCATCCGGCATAGTCTTTGACTTGCGGTACTGTGAGACAGCTTCCAGCAATTGCAGATTCGATATCTTCTTTGACGACACAGTATTCAGGGCCAATGCGTCGGATGTCATCGCAAATGAACTCTCCAATGACACATCCCCTTTTTTCTGGCCAGCCGCCACGGTTCCACGCGGACACATCCCGGTTGAGGACATCCATAAACAGGCTGTCACTCCCGGCCAAAGTGCAGTATATGTAGCACTTGAAGGGAGGTTCCAGCTTCGGCCTGGTCTTGCGAATTTCTACGGTCTTTTCGCCGCCGAAAATCTTCTCGCACCATTCAGGCCGAATGCTCAACAGAACTGCTTTATTGTTGGGCATTTTCTTCGCCTCCTTGATGTCGGTTGAGCCGCTCATCTACCTCGATGAGAGCCAAAATATCCACGCCGTCAAGGCTCCCATGCTGTACAAGAGCGTTCAGTAAGATTGAAGATTTCGCCATCTCCAGAGATACAGATTTTCCCTCTTGCTCCTTTGTGGCTTTCCTGATGATGTTGTTCAGGATAACGACTTCTTCGCCGGTCATCTCGATGACGGCGGAACCGGGTTCATTCTTCGCATGGTCCCGATAAATCAACGAACGGATTCTCATATTATCAACCTCCTATCATTTCGTTACGGGCGTTCCACAGCTTCTTTATCTGTCGGGATATAAAGCACTTCAGCAAAAGATGTCTCTCCCTTCCTGCATCCGTTGGAAAGTCTCCTCGTAGGAGTAGACCTTCGCCGGGACGAACTGCATTGTGTTTGCATCCGCCAGCATCACAACGTCCTCATGCTTTTCGATCAGCTGGCGAAGCTCTTTCATGTAGGCCACCAGCCCGCAGGCATCCGAATGCGAAACGCCGCGGCTCATCAGCTGCTTGATAAACTGTTTCTGCGTCATACAATCACCCCCATCAAATCGTCCATGCTTAACTGACCGGGAAGAACACCGTCTTCCGTCCACCAGTGAAAAACATCTTCTCCTGTTTTCCATTCAGCAATATCGTTTGGCATTTGGAGTCTTTGCCTGATGTCAAGCATTCTCTGGAATGCCATAATGTACGCTTTTTTGAATTTTGGATATCGTGCAAAATCCATACATTGATGTTTATATCCCCCAAGAGGGCATCCAACACATCCAACACGTTCAAAACCACATTGATATAGCGGATTTATCGGAAGCGACTCAGAGTGAATGTAACCCCAAACATCTGCATTTGACCAGTCCACAATCGGATTGACGGTCATTTTGCCCTTGAGGTTGCAAGTCTCAAACAACTGCCTCTTCTCGTCATTGTCGCTCGTAAGGATAATGCGCTTTTCTTTGTTTCTATGGCTGATTTCCATAATCCCACGAGTATTGTTTCTCCTAACAGATTCAGCCCAGCGAACTCCAGTTGCGATAAAGCACCCGCTCATCGTTGGAGATTCTTTTAAGATAGAGCAGCAATATCGCCTGTTTCTTGTTGGGGGGGGCTTTCATCATTGGAATCAACTTCCACATGGACACGGGCTTGTCCTTGTAGCGGGGCATGACGATGGAGCATTTTATTCCACGCTCTTCCATCGCCTTGAACTGCTCACGAATGAAATAGACCGTCTCCGGCGCATCTGCTGTGGTATGGCTGTTGACCACCTCGAAGTTGATTCCTGCACGTTCAGCCAGAGCCACGAGCACCTGTGAATCCTTGCCGCCAGAGTATGTGACCATGAGCGGTTTCTTGTACCGATGCTCGGATAGACGTGCAGCGTCCTGCAACCGTGCAATTGCAAGCTGTTCCTTGTCCATTAGCTTCACCTTTCTCTCAGCTCTTTTTCGACCTGTTCTGACTTTGCGGTGATGTAATCTGCAAACCCGTCAGGGGTCATGTCCCGAACCGTCTTCATTCTTCGCTTCTCTCCTTTGATGGTCTCTGCGGGTACTGCCACTCCACCACATGGTGGATGGTGCCGCCATAGTCAGGGTTCAACCAGCCATCAAAGCCGTAGCAGTCCTTCATGTAGACACCGACCTTGTATCCCTCCTCTTCCGTGTACAAGAGAAGCTGTTCGCTCACGTCGCACTCAAGAGTGCCCTCGCATTTATTCTCGTCCACCTCGTGGTGCAGCAGCGGGATCTCACTGGCCGGGTGCCAGTTCAGGCAGGTGCATTTAGGGTGTGCGGTAGGTGCCGCATTGACGAGTTTTTTCACGTGCTTCAGCGCGGCTGCCACAATGTATGTCGAGGCCGCCTCACATTTCTCAGCCTCGATAATCCATTTTTCAAGATGCTGAATCACATCCTCCGCGTAGACCATACGTTTTTCGCTCATTTCTTCGCCTCCTCAAAAATCCCAGTCGGAAGGAACACCGAGACGGCATTCTCCATCGCCATCATTGCTGGTCGGCTTATCAAACGGGCACCCAGGGCAACCATTTCCGGTTGCCAAGTGGCAATGGCAAAAATCCATCAAATAATGGGCCATGTCCTCCGGGCTCGTAATAGCATATTCAGGGTTGGTCTTCGCCTCCTCAGTCTCGAAGAAAAACTTAATCGGCTTTTCGTTTTCAATAATATTCCTGTAAGCTACGCCAATTTTATAAATATAGTTATCACGCAGCTTACGGGGGATCTCGGCAATATACCGGCGAAATACTTCCAGGGAGTTTGCGCGCTTATAGTGGTTGCACATCCGGCAGGCGGGCATAAGGTTTGAAATATCATCTGCCGCGCCATCTACTTCATCCCACACCCGCAACGGTCGGAAGTGATCTACTTGCATATCTTTGTAGGCAATCGCCCTGCCGCAATATGCGCAGCGACCTCCGTACTTCCGGTATACCGCCTCACGGGTTTTCTTATTGATTGCCATTCTGTGTCATCTCCTTCGGTGGCAACGGCATCCAGCCCACAACAGGGCGGTCTATCTGGTTGTTGTAAACCTCATCAGGGTTGAAATGGCGGTATTCCCACCAGCCTTTCGGGATTTTGTAGTCGTCCCGCTCCTCGTCGTATGTCCCCCAATCGGGAAGGTCTTCCCAATTCCATACGCTATCTTGTAAAAAAACGCTCCCATCTTCATAGTGCGCTGTCGTAATACCGTATCCGTCAATATCGTTGTGGTACAAAACCAGAACTTCGGTTTCGACCTCCGGCGGGTCGGTTTCTGGGTCTCTCCATACGGGCCGCAGGCTTTCAGGGTCGATGGTGGGAAGGTTTTCGAGGTCTGACAGTTCATCTTCGATGCTTTCGCAGAACAGAATGTCAGCAGCCTTTCCTTTGGCTTCTTCTTCGGCGAGGTCCTTCTTCAGGTCAGCTTCCAGCTCGCCAACATCGGCCAGCCGGACAATCTTCTTTTTCTCAGCCATGTGTCAAAACCTCCGTTCTCTTGACATGGATATCCCGGTACTCCGGGTAGTGGTCGCCCGCCATCTGGCAGGCGTGAAATTCTGCGGCCTGCTGGCTGCTGGCGGTCAGACGGTAGGTCAGGGCCGCGTCTCCTACCGGGCCGCTGCACAGCACAACAACATGATATTTAGGCACTCTTCGCCTCTCCTTTCTTGCGCAAAGGCCTGCGATTTGCAGCGTTTTTGAGGAAATCGGGGGCTTTTGCTGCATCTTCTGGGGGGCGTGTGACCAGTTTGTCACGCCCTGCCCCAATGGGGTTCGTCTTGCGGTACTCTTCCACAGACGTGCAGCCCTGCCGGGCGGCTTCCGCCAGTGCCTTGCGGACATAGGCCCAGCTGTGGCCGCCCAGATCCTCGCACTTGCGGATGATCTCTGTCACAAGGTCAGCACCCAGGCGCTCAACGTAAACGGGCAGCTCTTTCTTGCCTGTTTCGCTCAGCTTTCCGATACGGTCCCGGAATTCTTCAAAAACAATGGTCGTCGTCAAGTCGTCTCGCGCATCCGCGCGCGTGTCGGAGTCTACGATAGTAGACGACGATTGTACTTTGTACTTTGTACTTTGACCTTTGTACTTTGGTGTGCATTTGGTTTCTGCCGGTTTCTCCTGAAAACCATTTGGTTTCTCTCGGTTTTCTGAAATAACCATTTGGTTTTTCTCGGTTTTCTTTGGTCTGCCGCCTTTACTGCCGGATTCTCTATGAGACAAAACAGAACGTTGATACGTTTTAATATTCTCGTCCATGAACGGTCGAAGTGCTTCAAAAGCCATCTGTTCCAGAGGTTCTAGTCCATCCGGTTCCTCTCCGTGTTCCACATACCGCCGCATCTTGGTGATGGTATTTTTGTACTGCTCAGGTGGAAGAATATCCAAAATCACAAATTTGTCGAATGGAATCATCAACGCTTTCGGCCTGATTTCATCGTCCACGGTGCACCTCCTTCCTTACACGCCCGTATAGCCAGATAGCACAGCTGGGAGGTCAGAACGGGAGATCGCCGTCGTCTGTGATCTCTGCGAAATCATCCGCGGAACCCTGCGAGAAGTTTTGTGCCGCCTGCGGGGCGCTGTAAGAGGATTTTGCTTCGGAAGTATAACTTTCCGTCTGCTGGTCGAAATCGCGCACAGCGGGCTTGTCTGCCGCCTTTGGGCCGCAAAAGCTGACGTTGTTTGCCAGAACCTCCACTTTCGTGCGGTTGCTGCCCTGCTTGTCCTGATACGAGCGGGTCTGGATGCTTCCGTCAATGGCGATCATGCTGCCCTTCTGGAAGTACTTGCAGATAAACTCTGCCGTCTGCCGCCAGGCAACGATATCGATGAAATCGGCCTTGCGCTCCTCGCCCTTCGGGGTGTATGTACGGTCAACCGCAATGCTGAAGCTGCACACGCTGGTGCCGTTCTGGGTGGTCTTCAGCTCCGGGGTATGGGTCAGGCGGCCCATCAATGCTACGATGTTAAGCATGCGTCAATCCTCCATCTTCTTTCGGCTGCTTTTTGGCGCATTCCATGCACAGGATACGCCCGTATTTTTTCTTACTCCGGTCAGCTGCCTGCTGGGCAGTGACCTTTTCGCCCTTGTAAGTGAACCCTTCCACGGGCTTCCCACAGCTGGCGCAGGTTGGCTTTGCCGGGGACGGTGCTGTGGGCCTGTCGTACTTGGTCGTATCTTTCTCCCAGTAAACATCTGCGCCAATGCCCAGGGCCTTGCAGGCCACGCTCTGCGCGTCCGTGTAGGCCTTTTTATAGGCATCGTCATCCGTGCGCTTGCCGCCTTTTTCTGTGGAGATCAGCATCGAGCCGCCCACGCCGGGAATCGGGGCGCTCCATTCTTTCTTTTCCCCGCTCTCATCGAGCTGCCGAATGTAAAGATTGGTGCAGCAGTGCACCACGATCTCTCCGTTTACTCCGGGCTTTTCCTCAAAGATGGGCGGATCGAACCGCCAGCCAATGCCAGCGGGACCGAAAAGCTCGGTCAGCTTCTTGACCCTCCACATGGGATTGATGTCCGTCATACCCTGCAGGCGGCCGCCGCCGATCGACTTCCGCGCTTCCTTGGGCACGCCACGGGCGCTTTCATAAATGGTCATTTTGTCCATGTTTGTACTCTACCTCTTTGCATCCGTGCTTCCGGCACATGCTCTCCAGTTCAGCGTAAGAGCTGTTGTATGCTGTCTCTGCACCGTATGCCAGGTCCTTGATCAATCCGAAGCAGTCCGACTGTGACAGTACGATCTCCACCGCATAGACTGCGCGGCCCAATGCTCTGGCCGCTTCCTGGCAGATGTGCACATAATCAGCCTGATCCTCACCCGAGTATTCCCTGTCCGGGTGAAGTCTCATATACGACTGACCCCCGGCAACTGCATTCTGAACCGTGCCGCAGCACCGGGACGCATCGCCCAGCTTTGCCAGAGCGTCCAGAATCAGCGCCAGCTTCCATTCCGGCACATTGGCCGCATAGTTCAGACAAATTTCTTTTTTTTCATCACACTGCATAAGGATTACCTCATAGATACCGGCTGCCCGGAATCATCCACGACAAGGTACGTGCGCGTCGGGTCAGTCTTTTTGAGCTGATCCGCATACTGTTCCGCGTCCTGCACACACCGGAAAGGGATCTCGTTCAGAAAGACCATATCCGCCCCATAGATCTGAACCGTGCTCATTTGCGCCACCTCCCGTTTTTCCATGCCCGCCAGACCAGAAAGACCACGACCAGAACGTTGAATCCGATCCATAAGGTCAGCCCACGGGCCACCGCCTTTGCCGCCGGGGTGGAAAGTGCTCCCACGGCCCGGAACAGCAGCTCTGTTTTACTCACTGTAAAATCTCCTTTCGTTCAAAAATACTTTGCTTTGCCTCTGCAGATCTTTGCATGTCTATGCCTTTGCCGTACATTGCACACACCGCACAGCCGTTGCAAATCGTATCAAAGTGCTTCTTCGCTATGCCTTTGCGCTGCATAGCAGAGCGGCGCGTATCTGCTCAACGCCTTTGCTTTTCTTTTCGACACCACGCACAGCCTTGCCTTCGCTTTTCGACACGAGGCCCTGCATTTCCTTTGCTTTGCTTATCGAGGCAAGTCTGATCCAAGCGATCTACGCCTATCTACGCCGTTGCGCTGCGCTTTCCAGCTGAGCCTTGCCTTTGCCCCGCGCTGCACTGCAGTGACTACCTGTGCCCCTGCTGAGCAAACTTGTCAGCACAATGCCGTTGCCGAGTTATGCGCACATATCCGCGCCTTTGCAAATCATATCATTGCCGTAGCAGATCAAATCCTATCCATGCAATGCCGTTGCTCAGTCGAGGATGTCAAAGGTGAAGCGGCCCTTGCCGCTGTTTCTCCACTGGCCGATGCCGCGCAGAACGCCGTAGTCCAGCCACTCCAGAACCGCATTCTCGAGCGATTCGTCCATGAGTAGAATTTCAAACTCACAGGTGCTGCCTGCCGGGATCTCCTCTGAGTTGGCCAGGCTCACACGCTCACCCTGTGCCGTCTGGGCACGCAGGGGGCGCTGGCAGTCGCCGATCTTGCCGTTGACCTTGATGGGGATCATGCGGGGCTGCGGGAAGATCAGGCCGTCGATGACCTTCTTGTAGGCAGAGATCTTGCCGCTCTCGTTGACGGCCCGCTTCTTGCCTGTTTCGGTCTTGCCGCCCACACGGGCCAGCATGCCGCAGGAATCCTTGAAGAATCCCTTGATTTGGTAATCATATAGAACCGGCTCTCCGTTCTCGTTGCGGGGAAAGACGGTCATGCCCTTGTCTGCCACGGCATCCGCGCCCAGAGCGGCCACCTCATCCTCGATCGTGGCTGCATCCGGGCTCTTGCTGGCAATGAAATCCCGGGCGACGTTCTGGTTGGAGGGCCAAGTGCCCAGCACCGGCTCCAAGAAGGTGATCTTGACTTTCAGAATTTTGGTTTTCATGCTGATTTCTCCTATATCTTGTGGTTTATGTAATCCAAGACGCATTATCTTGCGTACAGCAGTTTTCCCCGAGCGTCCCGCACCTGAATCATCTCGTAGTGCCGGATGTTTTCATCTGCCCAGTGCTGGGCCTTAACGCTGGCGGGCTCCCCGGGGTATTCGTCCGGCGTGAGCGGGTCTGTGAACTGCCTGACATCGCAGCCCCGGGGGCTCTCACGGTAGGCGTAAGCATATACAGTCATGCTCATGCGCCCCTCCGGTTCTGCCGGTAGTCCGGCTCCTCGGTGCGGGCGTGGGTACTGTCTACGCGGCCATAGCGGCGGGCGTTCTGCTCACGATCCTGGGCGGCAAATCCCAGCCGCAGGAACATCACCGCTGCCAGCACCAGGCACAGGGCCGTGGCAAACTGGCCGTCGGAGATGGTGCTGCCCGTCTGTGCACTGCCATCGATGCCCATGCCGTACAGCAGACTTGCGGCACCGCTGGCAGCAGCCAGCCAGTACCAGATGCGGGATTTGATCTTCATGCGGATTCTCCTTTCTCAAGTGAGGGGAAAAACAGTTCCCCGATCTCATTCTGTCTGATGTCAAGCAGTTCACACATTGCTGTGATCTCTGCGCTTGTCCACGGATTGTGCCCCTGCATCCTGCCGCTCATGGTGTCCCGGCCAATGCCGATATACTTAGCGACTTCCTGATCGCGGTAGCCGCAGCTGTGGAACCGGCCCCGAAGTTTCCAGTACGGAATCTGCCGGAAGGTGCCCTGTATGACCTTCATCATGCTTCGACCTCTTTTCTTTGATGTGTGCCAGCCGTGCAGGCTGGTTCTTTTGTCCCAGCGCTGTTCAAGCCAGCGCTTGTTGTAGTGCTTCTTCACGGCTCAGCCTCCACAAACTCGCCATTTTTGAGGGTGTACCAGACTTTTTCCTTGATATGAGCGCCGTCTACTTTTGTCATCTTTGCCCACAGCATATTGCCGTCATCGTCGTACTCAGTCAGCACCAGATAGCAGCCCAGTGCGCCGCACGCCTTACCGCAAACACCGTTTACAACGGAAATGCTATCTTTTCCGTCTGCTTTTGCGCTGCAACAAGCCCCAGTGGCTGCCGCCGTGCTGCAATTGCCGCTGGAACCTGCCGTGCTGTAATCGCCGCTGGAACCTGCCGTGCTGGAATAGCCGCTGGAACCTGCCGTGCTGTAATTGCCGCTGGAACCTGCCGTACTGTAATTGCAGCACGGCGGCAGCCACTGGGGC